TACATGAGCGCAGTGACTCATACGACTACGGGCTTCGGAGATTTCCTCGCATCTACAAAGACGGCAAAGTTTTTGGTAACTATGCATGTCATACTCGTATTCTGTTTCGTTATCCTAGGCGTCAAGATTTAACTTACTTGAATGTTCTTTCAAGGGGTAAAAATCCAGGAACAAAAGACATTTTATATATCGTCAAACCTATGTATAAAATGAAGCAATTATAGTATTTGTGTGATAAAATAAATGCCGCGGGCTAACAAAAAGTGTAAACTTCAAAAGCAGTATCTTTACGTAATAGTAAATCGTATAAATAACCAAACCTATTTTGGGATTACGAACAACTTTAACAACAGGATGAAATCACATAAAAATTACACCATTGATAATAACAGAAAATTATACAACTCTATCAAAAAATACGGGTGGAAAAACTTTGATAAGGAAATTGTAGCAGTAGTATATTGTAGGACTGAAGTTTTTGAACTAGAAAAGTTCTACATAGAAGAGTTTGACACGTTCAAGAATGGTCTTAATTCAACACCAGGAGGAGACGGAAACGGAGTAAGAGGAGAACATTGTTGTGCTGTGAAAGTTCGTTCGTATAATATACGCACGGAGGAGGAACGTGTCTACGATTGCCTTCTTGATGCTGCTGATGAGTGCGATGTATCGGCGAATACTATCTCAAAAGTATTACGCGGAATTGTTAAAAGAACTGGAGAGTATACGTTTCAAAGATATGACGAACACGACCCTCGCAAACCTTTTGACCTGTCTGCGATATTGTCTCCTGCGGAAGTTAGGAAGAAGAGGGCAAAGGCTGCTAGGGAAAGCAAAAAGTTAGCTGTCATAGGCACTCATATATCAGGATATACGATAGAGTTTGACGCAATTGCGGATGTAGAAAGAGGACTACATATTGACATTGGACATATATCTAGTTGTTGTCGAGGAATGCGTGGATACGCAGGTGATTACACGTGGAGATATAAAGACGATACATTACACGCCAAATACCCTCGTTGGATTCCATCAAAAACAGGACGGAGTGATGGTAAGGTATATCGGGTTCTCCCGGACGGGACGAAAGATATTTATCTATCCGCCAACGAAGTTAAAATAAAATTAAAAATAAATAACGTCCGGCATTATATGGAAAAGGGATGGAAGGCTGGGGGGTATCACTGGTATGATTTAAATCCAGAAGAGTACGACGCTCGGCCAAAACGACGTCCTAGATACGAAGGTAGAGTTTTTAGAATTCTTGAAGATGGAACACGTGATGAGTATACATCTTCAGGAGAAGCAAAGCGAATATTAAAAATTAACCATATCCCGAGAGCTATACAGACCGGGATGAAAGCAGGTGGGTATAATTGGTACGATGCTTGATTAAATCACCTCTGTAGGGGAAGGAACCCCGAAATTACCTTTGTACCCTTTTCGCTCACGTCCTGAGGGCGGGCAAATGCGTTTTCACCGCCGCCGCTGAATGGCATGCTCGCGTCGCGCAGATACAGAACGTAAGACCTGACTCCAGGGAGGATCTGTTTGAGACACTCGGTGATGACGAGCGTGTTGATTTTCTTCAAAGACTCCTTGACGTTTCCGTTGAACGTAGAGTCCTGCACGTAGATGCCGCACATCATCATGATGAGCTCGTCGTCGTTTTGCCGGCCGATGTCCACGCCCGTGTATCTCTTCGTCTGCGATATCAGCTTTCCCTGGATGAAGTCTACGTTCTTTTTGGAAAAAAACGTGGTGTTGAATTCGCTGGGGGTTTCGTGGAGGACTCTCAGAGCTGCAGCGACCGTGGGTTCTAATGTAGAATCTCCAAATTCCCCGGAAATTTTATACGGGTCCGACGTCGGGAAAATCATGTTCTTAATGGCGTTCATGGCGTCCATCCTATGTTTATGTAATCAATATATATTTTTTAGATTGATTTTCACGTCATGGTCGGAGAGGGAGATATTGCCGGCGACGACGTGTTTATTTTTGGAGAGTTGTTTTTCGGCGTTCTAAGTTTAGCATATTCCGGAGCTGGCAGCCAGTATCCAAGAATACCAGTCAGCACAGGCAAGTAAACGCCCTCTGGTTTTCCTATGGCCAGCATGGAAATTGTAAACGCGGTTATCGTCCCGGTGATGGCCACTTGGACGACGAACCTCATCATGCGACTGTGGTGATTTCTTCTATCTGTTATCAACTCCTGATACTCGTCGTACGGAATTTTGTTCTTCGTTACCAGATCGAGCGTATATGCATCTTCGTAGGACAATCTTCCTTCTTCTAACAATTCGTACTGCATCTCTTTCATGTTCCGGGGGCGAAGAGGCTCGGTGAGGTGAGCGTTTGACATCTTTGATTAATTGAAACATAAAAAAAATGAGATTTTTGCCGACGAACGTGTAAATGTCGATACAATATTTTCGTATTGACAAATCATACTTACAAGCATATATTAATCAGCAGTTGAACTTCTTGCACCAGGTCTCACTGGAAACTACACCCTTGTTCTCGGGCACGGGAGGTAGCACCTTGGGTCCGCTGGCCATGTTGGCGGGAGTGTTGAACTCGCCCATGATGTCGGCGTCGAACTTCTCGGCCTTCTTCTTGCCGAACATCTTGCCGGCGAGCATACCCATGGCGAAGAACGCGACGATTACGAGGACGAAGATCACGGGGCTGCTGGGGATGAATTTCATTGTTTAAGATAATCTATGTAAATATTATTTTTTTACCTCCGTTGTTTCGGTCTTTGGCGTCTCGTTAGCCTCCTTGGCTTCCAGAACGGAATCTACCATAGTCCCGATCACGAACGCTAAGAGCAACATTGTGAACAACAGTCCTGGGGTTTTTTCGAGAATCTTCAACATCGTTTGTGTATATTATACAAAAATATTTTAAAATTATATATCAATTATATGGATGACATAGAGACCATATCAAAGTTCGGCGTCGATGAGACGTATATATTCATAGCGGATTCGTCCAAGCGCGACAAGGCAGCATATCCGTCCGCGGCGGAGTATGAGGTCAATTTCAACAGTCAGTTCAGAAACATCACGAAGTTCGAGGTTCTCCAAGCGTCGATTCCGAGGACGGACTATCTCGTAGACGAAACCGAGTGTTCTTTCGCGTATGCCATCAATCAGCCTACGAACATAAACACATGGCAAAAAGACATCGCAGGCAATATTCGAACTGCAAACATCACGCCTGGAGATTACAACTTTCCCCAACTTGTTGATGAGATGAACAGGGTTCTACAGGAAACGTCTAATGCGTTTTCGGATACGGTGACTCTCCGAGTGAGCCCTACTACAAATCCCTCGGAGATTTCTAACAAGATGACCATAACTTCATCGGGAGCTTTCACATTACTGGGTGATCAGAGCACGATCAAGTCGACGTTGGGATTTGGAGACCCCGTAATTCCCAACAGGACGGATTACTCTGTAGTACCTGGATACAGCACTAACTTTCCGAACGGAGCTGCCAATGTATTTTTGTCTACGCAGACTACTGTACCAGGCGCGCAGCAGTATAACACATTCGTTGGCGTGTTCCCACCGGGAGATGGCACGTCTTTTTCTGGTATTTATACCGGCCAGACTCTTCGACAATATTTCACCGCACAGGCTGCCGGAGTCCCATCCGCAATCACCGGTTATTTCAAGGACATCGGAACAGCGCCTACGGGTGGCTTTATCGTAGATCTTGCAATAAAGAACGGGTCGACAAACGCGACGATAGCATCTGGAAACATCGTGTCAACAAACGATGACCTTACACCATCCGTCACGACTGGTCTTACCGTGACGAGCAATTTCGTTCAAGGCCAGAGTTATTACGTCGAATTCACACCCAGCGCTTCCACGGCCACATCAAACGTCAGCTGCACGAGTTTGTGGCACGCAGAACCCAATCTACCTGCAGTCGCGGGGTCTTACGTACAGATCAACGGCGTTACCGTGTTTCCTGGAGAGTTATTCTCCGTGGACGTTGTTTCAGGCGCTTTTGGTAACAATCTCGTTTCACCCGGAATCGTGAACATAAAGGGCGCTAGATATCTCAAGATCAGATGTTTGGAGCTCGAGACTCTTATATACAAAGATCGGGTGGGAGAACCAACCACCGCGGGAGTGGGTATCGTCAATATCATCGGCTATGGATTTTCCGAGGCGCGCTATAGTTTTTCTTCTATCCCTATAAAACCTTTCCACCCCATAGGCAAGCTCCAAAAACTTACATTTAGGATAGAACGCCCAGACGGTTCTTTATACAATACTAATGGTGTGGACAACACATTTCTCTGCGCACTTACGTTTCGCGCTGTCCCGAACAATTCAGTCAACAAAACGTTCGACGGACCGGGAAGTTATCCCGCCGCACCAGGGTATACTGGCGATTACATACAACTTCAGCAGAACCGTTGGCGACAGGAAGCGGCCGCGACGTACAATACACAGAAGGCGACGTATAACAAATGTCGACCACGGACTTGATTTCAAATATTCATATACTCTTTGTCTATACCTTGCTTTGTATCGACAAAACGTAATTTAATCATCTAATAGGTGCTCGTTCTAGACCACCCCTCGTTGCAACCACAAGGCTTGCTCGTGGCAGTGGTAGTATTAAAAATCATCAGGGTGACAAATTCCACGACGACATTTTTGGTGTCGTTATTCTCTATATCAATTTTCTCTGGAATTATATTATTGAGTTCATCATCGTCGTCATTGTTCATAGGATTATTCAGATCGAAAAATCCGGGGCTCAGTTCGACTTCATTGTCGTTTGACATTTATAATTACTAATATTTTATTTTATTAAAATTACTTGTACCGCTCCAACCCGTCGAACTTGTTATCTACGAATTTGTTTATTTCCTGGACGAAATGTACCTGGCTTGTAAAATAAAGGTTGCCAAACGCGAAAGATGCCACGCCGCCGCCGAGATCATCGGGAGTGATATAAGGCATGTGCGTGGCAGCGAGTATTAAAACACCGATGATTATGGCGAATTGAATGACCAGAGACAGCGCGGTAACCGCGTGACAGTCCTTGGGGAATTTCTTATGAATCGCGACGTTTATGTGCCTATTTATCGTTCCTGTCGCAATTCCCAGAGCAAGACCTGCTATCGCGAACGCTACGATCGTCCAGTGTGGCAACTTTCTCATCTTTACATATTATAAATATATTTATTCAAGCGAAAACATCAGGCACTACAAACCAAACATTCATCAACGGTTACCGCAATCGCGTTAGCTGAGGGTTGGCTACGAAGATAATACATAATGGTTTTTAATCCCTTTTTCCATCCATAAAACAGCATGCTGGACACACTCTTCAGAGACGGGGATGCCAGGAAAAGGTTCATAGACTGTGTCTGGTCTACGAATGGTGCACGGTCTGCTGCCAGGTCGATGACGGTCTTCATGGAGATCTCCCAGGCGGTTTTGTATACCGCTTTGAGTTCAGGAGGAATGCCAATTACCCGCTGGACGGACCCGTTGTTGGCAATAATCTTATTCTTCATGGCCTCGGACCAAGTGCCGCGCTCGATAAGGTCGCGCACAAGATAAGAATTAACTACCGGGAACTCACCCGCGAGCGTCCGCCTGGAGTAAATGTTAGACGTGATTGGTTCGAAAGCCTCCACGCTTCCGCAAATCTGTGCAGTGCTCGCGGTTGGCATCAGTGCCGTGGTCAGCGAGTTGCGAACTCCGTTTTTGACGCGTGTTTCGAGTCCGGCCCAGTTGAGATTGCTCTTGGGAGTGGCACTCCACATATGATACTGCATCTTCCCCTGGCTGGCAGGAGAACCCTCGAACGTGGGATGGGGTCCGTGGATCTCTGCCAGCTCAGCCGAGGACTCCACTGCTGCGAAATAAATGTGCTCGAAAATCTCCCGGTTGAGGTCACGAGCCTCTTGCGAGTCAAACGGCAGCTTTAGCTTGAAGAACACGTCCTGGAGCCCTTGGACCCCAACACCCACCGGACGACGAAGCATGTTGCTGTTCCGGGCTTCCTTGGTCGCATAGGACATTATGTCAATGGACTTGTCAAGATTCTGCACGAGGACTTTCACGTGCCGCCGCATGTCCTCAAGGTCGAATTTACCATTCTTGACGTAATTCTTAAGAACGATGCTGCCAATGACACATACCGCGGTCTCGTCCTTCGACGAATACTCGAGGATTTCCGCGCAGAGATTAGAGCCTTTGATGACTCCCGCGTTCATCTGCATGTTAGCCCGATTGACCGCGTCCTTGTTAGAGACGTATGGCAGCCCGGTCTCGATCTGTGTAATGATCATGGTATTCCAGACATCCCTCGCCTTGACGATTTGCTTGGCCATACCGCGAGTCTCATAGTCTACATACATCTTCTCGTACTCGTCGCCATACACATCGGAGAGACCGGGGCATTCGCTAGGGTCCAGGAGCGACCAATCGGCATCGGTTTCTACCCGCTTCATGAATAGGTCGTTCAGCCACACTGCGTAAAACAGGTTCCTGGCGCGAATGGACTCCTCCCCCTGGTTTCTACGAAGCATCAGGAAGTCCATTATATCAGGGTGATGGGGCTCGAGGTAAATAGCAAAGGAACCCTTGCGACGACCGCCCTGATTGGCATACGCAGATGTGGTATCAAACACCCGGAGCATCGGGACAATTCCATCGGACTCTCCGTTGGTGCCATTGATCCTACTTCCCCTCCCGCGGATATCCGAAATGTTGAGACCGATGCCTCCTCCGTGCTTAGACATCTGGGAGCAGTCACCGAGGACCTTGAAGATGTCGCCAAGGGAGTCCGGGACGTGTGCCAGGAAGCATGAAGCAAGGTTGGCATGCTTCAGCCCCGCGTTGAAGATCGTGGGGGAGGCGTGAGTGAACTTCCGGAGAGATAGTGCGTCGTAGGTGGTCTTCACCTTGGCAATGTCACCCCGCCAGAGAGCAATCGCGATACGAAGGTAGGTGTGCTGAGGGCGTTCTACGATCTTTCCATCCACCTTTGTCAGATACATCCGCTCCATCGTCTTGAAGCCAAAGTAATCAAAATCAAAATCGCGGGAATAATCAACGATCTTCTGATACTCGCTGCCAAACTCGCGAACGTCCTGCTTGAAGTCTTCGTTCAGCAAGTTGCTCATTTTCCCGAATGTCTCTACGACCGAGTCGCTTGTTTGCTTCTGGAGATTTGACACTCCAATACGAGCAGCGAGAATGCCGTAATCAGGGTTGACAGTTGTCAAACTAGCTGCTTTATCGGCAGTAAGATCATCGAGCTTAGTGGTCGTGATTCCGTCGACAATAGAGGCGCAAATGCTTCCAACAATTCTACTTACGTCCACAGATAGACCGGTCTGAGCTCGAGAGCCCTTGAAGTTTGGCTTTGCGCTCTCCGGCCAGCAGAGACGATGAATACGTTGCATGATCTTATCGAAGCTCACGTCCTCAAGAGTGCCATCGCGCTTGACAACATGCATCTTCATGGTTGACTGCATATTCAGTTTATAATAAACTAGAGAACTAAACGACTTGTATACCGCATCGTGTCAATATACAAGCCTCATATGATTTCTGTGACTTTCTACTTCTTTAGTTGCTTTCCTAATCTTTTATATCCAACAGCCTTGACGAGATCGTAGCGAATATATGTGACGCTAGAACGTTCCACAGCGTTAAACATTAATTCTCGACCGGTCGGTGTTGCTCTGTTAAAGGAACATGCTTGCATGTTAATCCTAAAATATGCATCTTCAGACCAATCCTGCTTTCCCAAAGCACATGGAACTTCGCGGATAGCCGCGCTTTTAGCCCCCTTCATCGCCGGATCTCCACTCTTCGCCGTCCAGCCGTTATACACGTATTTTTCCCCATTGCACGTAACACCTGCTATGGCATGTGCGACTGAACATGTATTGGTCCGCAGTTCAGCCCCTATTATGCACGAATCAAGAATGTAACTAGTTCCGTTATACTTAATAATCTTCTCGTGTTTCTTGGGATTGTATCCTTCGATTTTACCTATGGCAGGCACCGGTGTTGCCCATTGCGTCTGTATATAATCTTCGCCAGAGTCCTTGTGTATAATGATGACTTCAGGTCTTCTCGTATCGACAAACACCCCCTTCGGCGACATACTCTTCATCGCAGACGACCATAATTTGGAGTCTAGCGGAAGGTCTACGTTAAACCCGGAATACTTGAAATTTCCGTTCACGACTCCTATTGATAAATGTGGGACTTGTAGAAACGCGAGCACAGCGTGCTGGTAAGGTGCATAATGTGCTTCGTCTGACCCGTTTGTCATACTAGAAAAATAGTCGGGACGAGCTATGCGGAGGTCGTGCAGGAATTGACGAGGACGCATTGACTCCAATACGCGCGAAGACACTTTGTCGCCATCATAACCACGCAAGATTTCGAGAATGGCCGAACATATGTGGCGAGAACTCTGATCGGACATCATTCTCCTCGCGTGGTTTCGGATTACCACCCTGGAATACTGACTGAAGAACAAAGATGTGAATAGTGCGGCAAACCAGCAAATGGCGCCTTCTTGTGGAAACGTAACAACCTTCGAACACGACTTGGCACGTGTACTCTCTCCTTTTTTAACCCGGAATACTCGCCCGAGTTCATTGGTCATGGTTTCTCTTTTCTGTTTTTGAACTCCTCCGATTTTTCTCATCGGGGGAGACTTTGATCTTGGGCGTTGACCGCGTTGAAGCATAGGAGCTCTTCTAACCGGAGAAGAAGACCGGGGATGGGATGAAAAAGTCCTCGCCGAAGATCCATTTATCATCATTGGCATCGGTTTAGCATCCCGTTTCATACGGATCAGACGTTCTCTCTCTTGTTGCTGTCTTCTGGTCAGAGAAACATCCACGCGTGGTTTTCTTCTGAGTTTCGTGTCCATTTATATATACATACTAATATTATTTGTCGATACGAAACTCTTGTATCGACAAACCACACTTTCATACATTGTTATACGATTACATATGCGGGCTTTGTAACGGCAAACTTCTTGGCGAGGTCGTTAATATCCGCCTTGAAATCACTCTCACCCCATTTCAAAAACGTCGTCATGTACATACTCACGGCATCGTGCACCCCCTGAGCAGTTAGCATCGCTTGAACAATTCCAGAGTTCCAGAATGGCAACTGAGTTTCCGGGATCTTTACATCATTTTTCAATGTGTTGTACCAAGCTTTGTTGGTCTTGATATCTCCAGATAC